ATCCCGATCGCTGACGAACTGCTGGCCGGCCGCCCAGTGGGCGGGCGTATCTCGGCGGTGAATGGCAAAATCATCACTCTCGACCGCGACACCCAGGCCAAGCCCGGCGACCGGCTGATCCTCAACCTGCCCGACGGCAAGTGCGAGGGCCGCACCGTGCAACTGGTCAGCGGCCGGCAGATTACCGTGACCGTGGCTTACTCCGTGGCGCCTGAACCTGAACTGGTGTGGGCGCTGGATGCCGATGACTTGGCTATCCCGCTTTACCGCGTGGTGAGCGTGGCCCGGCCAGAGCCTGGCGTGTTTGAGATCTCGGCCGTGCAGTACGACCCCAGCAAGTTTGCGCACATCGACACCGGCGCGCGCCTGGAAGAACGGCCGATCAGCGTTATCCCGATCACCGTGGTTCCGCCGCCGGCAAGTGCCACGCTCACTTCGAGCTACGCCGTAAATCAGGGCATTGCTATCAGCACCATGAATATCTCGTGGCCTGCTGTTAACGGCGCGGTCGCCTATGACGTGGAGTGGCGCAAGGACAGCGGCAACTGGATCAAGGTGCAGCGGACCGGTTCGACCAGCGTGGACGTCACCGGCATCTATTCGGGCGCGTACATCGCCCGCGTGCGGTCGGTGAGTGCCTTCGAAATCTCGTCGATCTGGAAGAGCTCGAACCTGACCAATTTGCAAGGCAAGGTCGGCCTGCCGCCGGCGGTGTCGTTCCTGCGCACCACCAGCGAACTGTTCGGGATCAGCATCAAGTGGGGCTTCCCTGCTGGCGCCGAGGACACGCAGCGAACCGAGCTCTGGTATGGCCCTGCGAACAACTTGCAGGCGGCGACGAAGCTGGCCGACCTGGCTTACCCGCAGGCCGACTATCGCATGCAGCAGCTGCTGGCGGGCGCAACGCTGTTCTTCTGGGCACGCCTGGTGGATCGAACCGGCAACATCGGGCCGTTCTTTCCCGTCGCGAATGGTGTGATGGGGCAGTCCAGTTCGGACCCCGGGCCGATCCTTGAGCAGGTCAAGGGGCAGATCGATGAATCATCGCTGGCACCAGCTCTTAACGGACGTATCAATCTGATCGACGGCAATGGGCCTGGGTCCGTGAACGCTCGAAATGCGCAGTTAAGAAAGGACCTCGAGGCGCAAATCAAGCCATATGTAGACGCGCTCTTGTGGGGCGCTGCAAAGGCTTACGCCAAGGGTGACATCGTTCGTCAGGGGAATAAGCTGTACCAGGCCCTGGCTGCTAACAGTGGCTCCCAGCCGCCCAGCGCAAACTGGAAAGACGTTGGCGACATACTCACTGATGCGAACGCCTTGGTAATACGGGTTGATAACCTTGACCAGAAAATCACGGTAGTCGATGGAAAGGTGATTGCCACTCAGGACCAGCTTAACCAGCTCCAGACAAAGGTAAATGACCCGGTAACTGGCCTGGCGGCTACGGCAAATAATGTCACCCAAGTGAATCAGCGAGTAACCAACGTTGATAACAAGCTGACCGCGCAGACTGAGCGGATTGACGGTGTATACGCTGAAATCAACGCCCCGATGGCTGGTTCTGATAATGACCTGGCTGGAGGCACTCAGGGCTATGCAGGCGTGTGGTCTATCCAGTCTGCCGTTACCGATGGCGACTACGCTCAGTCGAAGCTCACTCAAACTGTTGAGGCCCAGGTAAACAAAAACTACGCGACCTACGAGCAGACCACTACAGCGTTAGTGAACGGCCAGGCTGCTCAAGCTGCACAGACCTCGGTGTTGCGTACAGATTTTGAGGGCAACAAGTCGACAGTAAATCAGCAGATAGCCGTTGTATCAGATGCCACGAAAACCAATGCCCAGTCCATTGGCACTCTGCGCACCGACTTCAACAACAACAGTTCGGCCGTTCAGACAACGCTTAAAACGCTGAGCGATTCTACTGGGGCAAACGCTACCGCAGTCACAAACCTACAGACTACTGTCGGTAACCATACACAGCAGTTCCAGCAGCAGGCCAGCATCAATCAGGGCGTTGACGGGAAGATCTCTGGCACCTACTCGTTCCGGTTCAAGTTCGACGTTAACGGGCAGCCCTACTCTACGGGCGTAGGGCTTGGGATTGAAACCGGTGCTAACGGTCAGGTGACTTCACGTTTCGTTATTCAGGCTGATCAATTTGCCATCTACAACGGCACCGTGGGCGCAGCAGGGTCAAGTGTGCCTTTCGCGATAGTGGGCGGTCAGACGTTCATCAAATCGACATTCATCGAAGACGGCACCATCAGCAATGCCAAGATCGGCAACTACATCCAGTCCAACAACTATGTTGCTGGGCAGACTGGTTGGAAGTTGTTCTTCGACGGAACGTTCGAAATGAACGGCGTAGTACCTGGGCAAGGCCGATCAATGATGACGAATAGGTCTATGCGCTTCTGGGATGTAAATGGAGTTAAGAGAGTTCAGATAGGAGACCTAAGCGAATGACGACAGGGATCAGGATTTGGGGGGCTAATGGAGCCCTCCAGCTTGACGAGAACTCATTTACTGTAAGGGTTGTATATTCCGCGCTGGTTACCAGTCTCAATCAGGCTGGCAGGAATTTATACATATCAATCCCCGGCGTTAATCCAGCGACGCATGCTGGAGTATGTTTGCCGAACGCTGCATGGTCAAATAGCAACGGCAGTCAAAGCGCGCAAACATCACAGTACGATGTTGAAGTAATTGACGGGGGCGTGCGTGTTTGGTTTGGCAATAGGAATCAGCCAAATGGTAGAATTGGCAACAGCACGCAAAGACTCTTGGTGTTCAAATATAGGTGATACGACATGTCTTTTGGCCTTTCATTTACGAATAGCTCCGATGTCGTAACATTAGACTCTGAATATTCAAGGCTCGTTATCCTGTACTACGCTAGGTTCGGAGAAAGTGGGGTGATGGGGGCGGTTTTTAAGGCGCCAATTACATCACAAGAACCCCCTCTTATTTTTGCTAAGCCAGATGGTAATGGTGTATTTCAATGGGTTCGCTTGTTAGGTGGTCCGGGTAACTGGACTGGTTTTTTAAACGAGTCTCCAACCACTGTTGGAACTTACTTTCTTGCAGTATATGAGTCAGCCCCTACAGCAACGTTTGGTTTGCGTCTTTGGGATGGGAACAGCAAACTTCTATTTGATAATGGGACACCTTGTGCCCAGATCACAAGATTTATCACAAGTTGGTCGCTGGTAAGTTATGTAAACCCTTCTCCGGGTAGATGGATTTACACTTGGAATACGGATGCTCCATTAAGTGCTGGAGAGTATATGCTGATAAATAATATTGCGTATGACATACCGTGTAACGATACCTATGGAAAGCTTAGCTGTAGCTGGAACTATCAGGCTAATAAAGTTTCTGCGCAGGTTCAAAATATTGGTGACTTAAATCCTAACTCCTTTTTTCTTTCTCTGATATTTGCAAAGCCAATAGCCTGATTTAAAGCGCAAGTGCTGGTAAAGAATTAAGTAATCCTTTTATTGTTTGGAGAATATATGGCGCGATCAATAATTAACTTGGGCGTAGCACCTACTGGGCAAGGGGGCGATACGTTTCGCACCGCCAGCCAGAAAAACAACGACAACGCGGCTGAACTGTATTCAGCCCTTGGCGCCCCGACCGGTGCAATCACTCCAGCCGGCGCGCGTACAGCACTTGGAGTACCTCTGACGGCCACCGCGGACGACCAAACAGCGGGGCGAGTATTGAAGGTTGGTGATGCTGGAATCAACACTCCGCTGAAAGCAAGGGTGTCGACCAATCCCACTGACATTTTGCTATCGGGAAGGGGTTGGGACTTTTCAACCCTAGCGGCCAATACCCCGCCGGGATCGCAAGACGGCGCCCTGCTATCAATGAGCTATGGCCTTCCGGATATCTATGCAGTGCAGCTGTTTGCGGACTGGCGGCAGAACTCTCTGAAAATACGGAGCGTGGTCAACAGCGGTTCGCCTACAGCCTGGGCGACGGTATACACCACCCAAAATACAACCCGTGCTGCAGATGGCACACTCAAGGCGGTTTGATCATGGCAAGAGCAGCAATTAATGTACTCGGCGCCACAGGTGCGACGTATGACTTCGTTACCAATGGGGCGGGCGTGGTTGAGTCTTCGCGTGAATCCGTAGGTGTGTATCACATCACCGGGTGCCTGGGCATGGTGCCGTTTCCACCGGCCGATGATGGATGGGGCTACACGGTGAACCAGATCGACAGCCGGGCAGACGTGGACATTCAATTCGAGGAAGGCGTGCTGACGGTGACGGTGACCAGGGACGACAAGCCGTACGACCTGAAGCACATGATCACGTTGCACATCCTGGTGCCCGATGCGCCCGTTGTACCGATGCAACCTGTTGAGGTGCCCTTATCTCTGGAAGAGCCTCAGCCCCCCGTGGACGATATCGACGCCTGATCACTACGCCACTCAAACGCAGCCGCCTCGAGCGGTTTTTTTTCGCCTGGAGAAAAGCATGCCCATCACCGAGCTGCAGTTGTTGCAGATCCTGCCGAACGCCGGCCGCCAAGCCGGCGTTTTTGTTGCTGCACTGAACACCGCCATGAACCGCTACGGCATCGTGGGCACGGCGCGTGTCGCCGCATTCATCGCCCAGGTCGGGCATGAGTCCGGCCAACTGCGCTACGTGCGCGAGATCTGGGGGCCCACGGCGCAGCAGCTCACGTACGAAGGTCGTGCCGATCTGGGCAACACCGTGAAGGGGGATGGTTCCAAGTTCCGTGGCCGGGGCCTGATCCAGATCACCGGCCGGGCGAACTATGCGGCGTGCGGTGAAGCTCTGGGCCTGGACCTGGTCAACAATCCGGAACTGCTCGAGCAACCGCAGCACGCCGCGATGTCGGCTGCCTGGTTCTGGTCGACGCGTGGGCTCAACACGCTGGCAGATCAGGGTGAGTTCACGAAGATCACGCGTCGCATCAATGGCGGGCTTACCGGTAAGGCCGATCGCCAGGATCTGTACGACAAAGCACTGAAGGTGCTGGCGTGACGCCGGTGCGGAAGCTGGCCGGGATGGTGCTGCTGATCCTGGTGCTGATGGCCATCACCGCCGGCGCTACCTGGCAGGTTCAGGATTGGCGCCTGGGCAAGCAATTCGCCGACCAGCTCACCGAGCAAGGTGCTGCGCATCAGAAAGACCTGGACGCAATCACTAGCGAGGCCTGGCGTCAGCAGCAGGCCGAGCAAGACAAGCGCTTGGCCACCGAGCATCAGCTCGCCACCCAGGACCAACAACACACCAAGGAATTATCCGATGCCCAGCGCAACCAGGCTCGCCTGCGTGACCAGCTTGCTACTGCTGATGTCCGGCTGTCAGTCCTCCTTGCCGAGGATTCAACCAGTGGCTGCAACGTGCCTACCGCCCCCGGCGCCGCCGGCGTGGTTCATGCAGCCCGTCGAGCCCAACTTGACCCAGCGCATGCTCAAAGAATTATCGGCATCACCGACGACGGCGACCAAGGACTGATCGCGTTGCGGGCTTGCCAGGCTTATGTGAGAGCCATTGTTCGCTGACCTACAGTTGTGGTCGCAAAAATTAACATCACTCAATGAAAACCAACCGCGAAGGATCGCAA